GACTTGGAGGTATACCGATGTCTGCTATGGATCTACAAGGATATAATATCCCCTCCGCAGAAGCGGGAGGAGCATATAAAGTAAAGAAGTACATGAAGGGTGGTCTTACCGCAGCTCAATCCAAGCATATGGATCGTAATAATGATGGTTCTATTACTGGTGCCGACTTTAAGCTTATGGAGCATGGAGGTATGCAGGGAGAGCCACCAGCATGGCTTAAGAAGATCATGTCTTTAATTAAAGGTGAAAAAGGAGCAAAAGAATCGATGGCTGCAGGAGCAATGAAAGTCCTTAAGAATGAAGGAGAATCAATGCCTAGTGGAATTGAGCCATCACAAGTAAGAGATTTGGAGCAAGAAGAATTTGAGCAAAACGAAATAGAAAGAGAAAGTCGGAGAGATGAAAGAATGGAGGACAAAAAGGTTCGACTATTAAATAAAGCTATGACGCTAGCTGCAAAAGAACACTTCGGAACTCCTGGCCCAGATACTCAAGCCTTTGATAGGGTTGACTACTCAGACCCAGAAGTTCAGGCTAAAGTACCAAAAGAATTAGTTCAAGAGCAATTCGAAAGACTCTGGAATAGAAGCGAGAGAATAAGAAAGATGTTGTTTAAATCTCCAGAAACTCAAGAAGAGTTTGATGATATTTCTACTGGCGGCATACCTGGAATGCGTAGATAATGTACAGGGCTACCAAAAGGTATGATCACGGTGGTTATCATGATCCTAGCAAAGACATATTAGAAGACACTATTGCTTTCACTGGTAGGGACGGTAGAAAACAGTATGATATAAACACTCTTTTAAATATACTTAATTATAAAAAAGGAGGACAGAAAGAAATTCAAAGACTGGAAGACGTAGATTCAGAAGCATTGAATAAAGTGTTTAATCCTGAAGCATCATCACCAGTTACTCAGGAAAGCAATAGAAACAGATTCTTTGCTTTTAAGAATAAAGATGGTAAAATAAGAATAACTTCTGGCAATGAAGGTGCGTTAAACCCAGCTGTAGGTGCTAGAAAACTAAGTATGGATCAACTAAACCAGCTATCAGGCAGAGAAGGATCTTCAGAGCTTTCAAGTACAGAAGCAAGTGAATTAAGATCTTTACTTATGGATCCAGCTATTCTTCAATATTTTATGGAGATTCAAGAAAACCAGCCAAGCAGAAGAGACTTTAGACCTGTAAACGTCGCTAAGGGTGTAGGGAAGAAAGGAGTCCCTGGAGGCGGTAAAGGGGATGTAGCTGGAACTAGATCATTAAGTAAGAGTCAAGGAGATGCAGGTGTTGTAAACTTCATGCAAGATTTTTGTGAAAGAAACTCAAGACATCCTAGCTGCAGGTAATTGAACAAACACTACTTTAACCCTATAAAGAAAAGAAAAGACCCAGCTACAGAAGCTGAACGTATAAGACTAAATAAAATAAAAAATGAAACTCGAAGTAATAAGATTCAACAAAGGAGAGGATTCAACTAACGGGATATTATTTGATATAACAAACGATGAAAGAAAATTTTTATGCTATACTCTCGAAGATGAGAGCCGTGAAGAAAAAGTTTACGGGGAAACTTGCATACCTGAAGGAGAGTACAACATCTGCACTAGAAATGAAGGTGGATACCACGCCAAGTACTCTAAAAGATTTGCTGATATACATACTGGAATGCTTGAAGTGTGTGACGTCCCTAATTTTAAATATATCCTTATTCATTGTGGTAATACTGATGAGGACACTGCGGGATGTTTATTATTGGGTGATACGCAAGAAAACAACAATATCAAAAAAAACGGATTCATCGGACGCTCCACGCAAGCGTACATCCGTGTCTACAAAGAAGTCTCGAAAGCCCTCCAAGAAGGCGAAGAAGTAACTATATTATATAGGGACTTTGCTGAGTGTTTACTACTAACTCCTCTAGATGTAGCTACATTTGTAGGGGCTTCACAACCACATTAAACATGTACGTATACAATATAGAAGTTATTAGAGTTATTGATGGAGACACAATAGACGCTAGCATAGACTTAGGCTTTGATGTAAAAATTAAAAAACGTATAAGGTTTATGGGGATAAATACCCCAGAGTCCAGAACAAGGGATCTTGAGGAAAAAAAACGAGGCCTAGCGGCCAAACAAAGAGTAGCTGAGTTGTTAGACACAGCTACAGAAGTACAAGTCGTATCCCATGGGGTAGGAAAGTTTGGTAGGTGCTTAGGAGAAATAGATTTCTGTTGCCCAGACTCTTTAACAATGAAGAACCTAAACAAGCAGCTTATAGAAGAAGGACACGCTGTAGAGTATCACGGAGGAAAGAGATAGTCACTCTAAATCCCTATACACCTTCTGCACCAACAGCCTCCCCTTCTGAGTCAGTGCGTATCTAACTCTGTAATTCATCTTTGTTTCTTCTCTAAACAAGTGATCTTCAAAAGTTTGAGAGGGTGTTAGTTTATCAAAGTGTTTATATAGGTACTCCTTATTTACTAAAGGATATATAAATCTGTTGGCCGTATTGTCCTTATTCATGTTTAACTGCTTTGACGCATAGTCTATAGTAAAGAACTGTAAATCGTAGCTCCAAAGAAGAAACTCTACCATAGAAAACGAAATATCGTATTCTTTTTTTACATGCTGCTTTAAAGTCTTGAGATTCTTAAGATAGTTTCTAAGAATATATTTATTATCTTGCGTAGAGAAATCTCTAAATAACTTTTTTTTAGGCACTTTACTTTTAGGCATACTGCAAATTTATGAAAAGAGAAGAATTTTTACTACGAATACAAAGAATATGTTTTGATATAGAAGCATTAACTAAAGAATATGGCTCCGATAGGGTTATCTCTCTAGTTGTTTTGGGTTGCGTAGAAGATAATGATGAAGGAGAGTTGCCTAGAATGAGTGCTTTATATAATTACAATATAGAGGATAGAGATGAATTAAACAGCGTAATTGATTTTATAGACCTTACTTGGGATGACGGCTTTAATGAAGAACAGGAAGGGTATAAAGATATAGACGATCTATTAAGTGGGTTGAATATAGACCTAGAAGACTAAAATAAAATGGAAGGAATTATTAGAAAGATTATTATTGGTAGAGACCCTAAAGACTCTATGGCTTATTTTGTAGGTATGAGAGCAGGAAACGGAAAAGTCAGCACTATAGTGCAGGATGAACGTCATTTAGTAAAGTATGGTAAAGGTAGATACTTAGTTTATATGGAGGACGAAGACCGTGTGCAAACGCTATGGAAGGCTGTAGAGGAGATGCCATGTATTCTAGAATTTGACTGTAACTTTTAATTATGGTTAGATCTGAACTATATACCTCAGGAGGAGAATTTAGCTTACCTGACGGAACCGTTTATATAGGAGCGTACCATATACATGACATTCAGGGACCTATGACTGGTGCTTATCATAAAGCAACTCCTCACGACAAACTAACCCCTTTGAATAGAAAATCAGAACTTTTTGTAAGAACTGTAATACAGGGCTTATCAGGTGTTAGGCAATCTCAGTCTTCTTCATCAACTTCGAGCCGAGGTGGAGGCGGAAGTAGCGGAGGCGGCGGAGGCGGCGGATATTAAAATTAAATAAAAATAAATGAAAACTCTTTATGTTTTCGTTGTTGATCTAGAGAAAAGAATCAATGACACAATAACCACTAAAGGTGGTTTAGAACTTTATATTGACACAAGGCACGAAGGAAGTGAGTTTGAACACAGAGTTACAGAAGGCTCAGTCGTTTGTTCTCCTCTTAAGTATGACACGGGCGTTGAACCTGGTGATACCTTGTATTTTCATCATCTAGTTGTTCTTGATGGAGGCCAATCTTATACGGGAGAAGATAATCATTACTCAGTAATATACAATCCAGACAATGCTGTCATGAATCAAGCTATAGCCTATAAGAGTAAAAAAGATGGCAAGGTGAGGTGTTTGGCTGGATGGTGCCTATTAGAGCCCGTCAATCAAGACAAAAAGATTAAGTCTGATGTTATTGATTTAATAGAACTAAAAGAAAAATTACCAACTACAGGTAAAGTTGCATATATTTGTGAGGAAGCAGGTCATATGGATTTAAAGTCTGGTGACATTGTAGGCTTTAAAGAGAACAGAGACTACAGAATAAAAATCGAAGGTAAAGAATACTATCGAACCCGTGCAGAAGACTTAATGTATAAATTAAATTAAATGTTTGATAAATCAGAATTGTGGGTACAACTAGAAGATCATGAATGCTTATTAGCTGATGGATTTGATGACGCTGTTGTAGGTATAACATTTGGAGTAGAGCCAAAAACTGTATACAGCGTAACTAAATGTTTAGATATACTTGTAGAAGAAGGCATGAGTATGGAAGATGCTATAGAACATTTTGAATACAATGTCGCTGGAAGTTATGTAGGAGAAAAAACTCCTGTATGGGTGTACGACTTTGATATAAGTGAGTAAGTTTACTACCATATCGGCCTCACAGAGATTAATGAGAAGTATGGAGGTAGCTATAGACAACATGATAGAGGAAATCAAGAAGCCCGTTGATCCTGAAATAAACGGATCCGCTAGAAAAGCAGAGCTTCAATCTATCAAGCAAACTGCTACAGACTGCAAGGAGCTTATTATAGAAAGGCAGCGTTTAGAGCAAATGGTTAAGGATCTGAAAGATAACGGGGAGATTGACCAAGCTAAAGATTATACTGGAGGGTTCGCTGAGAGGTTTTCTAAGTAATGGCATATAAGGACGCTAAAGATCAGGCTGCAGCAGCAAAGCGTCACTACGAGGCTAACAAACAAAAAGTTAAGGATCGTAGTAAAAAAAGAAATAGAGAACAAAGAAAAAGAAACAAAGAGTATATAGCTTTTGTTAAAAGCATGCTGTCGTGTGTAGATTGCGGAGAAAGCAATCCAGTTCTTTTAGATTTTGATCATGTAAGGGGAAAGAAGACAACAAATGTCTCGGATATGGGGAATCAATCTTACTCCATACAAACAATACAGAAGGAGATAGACAAGTGCGAGCCAAGATGTGCAAATTGCCACAGGGCTGTAACACACGAAAGGAGAAATATTCGTAACTTGCAACAGGAATGAGAGTTGTAAAAAAACGAAACTATAAAAAGGAATATAAAAAATTCCAATCTTCAGATAAAGAGAAGAAGAATCGTGCTGCTCGAAATAAACGCAGGAGAAAAGCAGAAAAAAACGGTAGCGTAAAAAAGGGTGATGGTAAGGATATCCATCACAAAGGGAAAAAAATAAAAATAGAACCTAGGTCTAAAAACAGAGGTAGGATAGAAAAATCTAGAGTAAAAGGCTCTAAGCGTAGATAAATTAAATGAACGTCTTATTAGATGTAAAAGATTATGAAGAACCTGCTGTTAAGATTTGTCCCAACGGTACGGAAGGTGAGCTTATCGAACTCGGTGGGCTACTCATTTGCCTTCCAAAAAGGCCGCCGAAGAAAAACATTAGCGGATATAAAGAATCAGACTCTATGCAGGTGTGGGGAAGGATACCTATGCCGAAGGAACTGTCTCGTATTAAATCTATGGATGAGTGGTCGGAAATGCCAAGGGAGTTCAGAGAGAAGTTTCGCCCATATATCGAGGAGGAGTTTAGGCGTAGGCGTGAGGGTTTTTGGTTTTATAACAACGGTACAGCTACATATATTACGGGGCGGCATTACATGATGCTACAGTGGACTAAGCTTGATATTGGTCACCCATATTTTTTAAACTTTCAGCGTGAAATATTTTTACACATGGCTGCATGTGAATCTGACCCACGTTGTATCGGACAGCTTTATACTAAGTGTCGTCGTTCTGGGTATACTAATATATGCTCCGCAGTACTTGTAGATGAAGCTACGCAGGTAAAGGATAAACTTATGGGCATACAGTCAAAGACTGGTAAAGACGCTCAGGAAAATATATTCATGAAGAAGGTGGTTTATATGTTTAGAAACTATCCATTCTTCTTTAAGCCTATACAAGACGGTACTACAAACCCACGTATGGAGCTGGCTTTTCGTGAGCCATCAAAACGTATAACAAAAAACAATAAAACCTCTCAAACTGGAGAGGCTCTTAATACAGTTATAAACTGGAAAAACACAACTAATAACGCATACGACGGTGAAAAACTACACTTGTTGTATTTAGATGAAGCAGGAAAATGGGAAAAACCTACAGACATAAGGGACGCATGGAGGATTCAGAGGACTTGTTTGATCGTCGGAAGAAAAATCGTCGGAAAAGCACTAGTCGGAAGCACAGTAAACCCGATGGACAAGGGAGGCAGTCAATACAAAAATCTATGGGAGGATTCGAATCCTTTGGAGAGGAACGCAAATGGGAGGACTAGGACTGGTCTCTACAGATTATTTATACCAGCATATGAGTCTTTAGAGGGATTTTTCGATAAGTATGGACAGCCTGTTATTGACGATCCTGTTAAAGTTATTGAAGGTATTGATTCTGATCCAATTCATAATGGAGCTAAAACATTTTTAAAGAACGAGAGGGAAACCTTAAAGGATGATGCGTCCGAACTTAACGAAGTTATACGTCAATTCCCTTTTACAGAAGATGAAGCTTTCAGGGATAGTATAGAAGGCAGCTTATTTAATGTTGGGCAGATATATGAGCAGGTAGAGCACAATGATGAATTATTTCCAAATCCTATCGTTATAGGTAATTTTATATGGAAAGAAGGTAAAAAGGACACAGAGGTAATATTTAGTCCAGATCCTAACGGTAGGTTTAAAGTTGCTTGGATGCCGCCAGCTGAATTAAGGAACAAAAAGAAAATTGAAAGCGGTAAAAAAGTTGCTCCAAATGCAGCTAGAGGTTGCGGCGGCGTTGACTCATACGATCTTGATGCTACCGTTGATGGTAGAGGCTCTAAAGGTGCTTTACATATATACAATAAATTTCATATGGATCAACCATCAAATATGTTTGTTGTGGAGTATGCTGCTAGACCTCCTTTGGCTAAAATATTCTATGAGGATGTGTTAATGGCTGCAGTATTTTATGGGTACCCTATATTGATTGAGAACAATAAGTATGGTATTGCAAGGCATTTTGAGTCAAGAGGTTACGATGGCTACTTAATGGATAGGCCAGCTCACTTGATGGCAGCAAACACCTCTACCATAAAATCCAAAACAAAAGGAATACCTTCTAACTCGCAGGACGTAATTCAAGCACACGCCCACGCTATAGAGTCTTATATACACAACCATGTTGGAATCAATAGGGAGACTGGGGAAATGGGGAGTATGTATTTTAACAAAACGCTAGAGGATTGGATAGGCTATAAGATAGACAAAAGAACAAAATTTGACCTTACTATAAGTTCTGGTTTGGCTCTTCTTGCGTCTCAAAAAACAAAAAAGAAAAAGAAAACAGATTTCACTGAACGTAAGTTTTTTAGACGATATGAAGTCATCGGCTAATTTCTTATATTTGCATAATACACACTTCCATAAATGAAAAATTACAGAGGTTCAAAAAACTTTCCAGATCCGCTAGCTTCGCAGCAAGAGAAGGAGTCGGACTCATATGGGTTAAGATATGCTAAGGCTATAGAGTCTCAGTGGGGAAAGAAGAGTGACTCAAATTCTGTTTTTAGAAAAAGATATGACTTGTTCGAAAAGAACAGGAGGTATGCCAACGGAACCCAAGACACAAATATATATAAGAAGTTATTAAATAATTTAGATCCGAACTCTGGTGACGGAAGTCTTATCAATATAGACTACACGCCTGTACCTGTTTTACCGAAGTTTGTCAAGATTGTAGTAAATAAAATTCTAGCTAGAGATCCTTATCCTAATTTAGAAGCAGTAGACCCTCTTTCTTCCTCTGAAAAAGATAAAGCTAAAAAAAAGGTTGAGGACCAGGTTAAGAGAAAGCAAGAGCTCTTAGCATTTAAGCAGAAAACAGGTGTTGTATTGGACATAGATCCAGAAGAGTTGCCAGACACATTAGAAGAGGCTGAAATATTCATAGAGAATAACATCAAAAGCGATGCAGAGATAGCAGCTCAAATTGCTACTAACATGACTCTATCGTGGAATAACTTTAATGACGCTACATTTAGAAGGTGTGTTAATGATTTAACTGCTTTGGGTATATGTGTTGTGAAGAGAAGCAACGATCCTAATTATGGTATTACTACNAGCTACATAGACCCTAAAGACTTTATTCATAGCCAAACCGAAGACCCATCATTTTCTGATGTTTTGTATGCAGGGCACGTAAAAAACATGCCTATACAAGAGTTAAAAAGAATTGCAGGTGATGATCTTAATGAAGATGATTTTGCAGAGATATCTAGAAAACTAAAAGGTAGTTCATCTAGCTCATCTAAGTATGATACCACTCTGGGTAAGACAGTTTACGATTACGACGAGCATATGGTTGATGTACTGGAGTTTGAGTTTCTCTCAACCGACTGCATGCACTATGAGGAAAAGGAGAACAGACACGGTAACAGAAACTTCTTTTTTCAGGGTTTCGAATACAAAGAAAAATCAGGTAGCGTTTTTGAAAGAAAGCCACATAAGATGGAAGTTACCAATGTCTATAAAGGATATTATGTTATAGGTACTGATAAGGTGTTTGGATATGGCAGAGCTCATAATGTACCTAAAAATATACACGACATAAGTAAGGCAAGCCTTTCGTATTCTGCTACGGCTACGAATATGATGGATATGACCCCTAAGTCAATGGTAGATGGATGTGTCGGGTTTGCAGATATGCTTCAGCTAACTCACTTAAAAATTCAACAATCCATTGCTAAGGCAAAGCCTGATGGTTTAATTATAGATATTGAAGGACTGGAGAATGTCCAGTTAGGAAAGGGCGGGGAACTTCAGCCTTTAGATCTGCACGACATATATGAGCAAACTGGTGTTTTCTATTACAGAAGTAAAAACCCAGATGGAGGTTTTCAAAATCCTCCTATACGTGAGATTGGGAACAGCATCCGTAATATAAATGAGCTTATAGGATTGTACAATCATTACTTAAGGATGATTCGTGATGTAACAGGAATTAACGAAGTTGTGGATGCGAGTACACCTAAAGGAGATGCTCTTGTAGGTGTTCAGCAACAAGCTATTGCTGCTTCAAATAATGCTACATACGACATAACAAACGCATCTATGCTTCTTTATAAGAAGGTTTGCACTGATATAGTTAAGTGTTTACAGATACTCCCAGAAGAGTCTGTGATTATGGAGGTATATAAAAATGCTATTGGAGAATCTAACATGAATGTTCTATCTGGATTTAATGATATCCCTATGTATAATTTTGG